TAAAGCAAGTCTGCTTCAAAGCCACACGCTGAATTTCTTACTAGACATCCACAAAATCCTGAGGGCTTGGTCGGGCGGAGTAGCTTTACAACTGCGTTTAGATACTTCGGTCGTTTCCATCCGAGAGTTCTGATCTTCCCGCCATAGGCCAAGATAGTAGGGATTGAGAATTACGCTTGAATAGCTATCCCTTTGCTATTTGAGTAGCAGTTACGCCAAACACGGCACCAATCACTATCTCAAGCAAGCTCATAAAACGCGTAGAGAGTTCTGCAGATGTGTTCAAAGCTGCCCAGACCAAGACAGTAACCACAATCAGATTAAGCGCCAAAGTCGCAAGCATTTTGGCTATTTCCATCTTCCAAGTAGGCTCTTCTGCAATGTCGAGCTTTCTTTGTTCCTCATACTTTTCGACTTCTTCAGGTGTGAGAACGACTGACACTAAATGTATCCCCTTCCTCCGCACCTTGGACAGGGAATCTCCCTTTCCTTAGCCTTTTCATCCCCCTTCACTTTGACCACTTTTGCTCCTTTGCATACAGGACAAATAGTGCGCTCTGCTGATTCTTTTTTAATTCTCTTTGGTATGTACAATTGTGACGAAGGCCTCAATCTTAAATAGTCTCCAAGTGCATTTAATACTTTCCCAAAATATGGCTACAAAATGTGTGAAATTCGCTTCCCCGACATTTTGGTGATTTGATTGCCGCGACTCGGCTCTGGTCAAGTCTTTGAGAGACCAAGCTCGGAAACTAGCGCGCTTTATACCATGATAATATGTGGAAAAAGTTTGAACCGAGAGTAAGTTATCTCTGCAAGTACAAGTTGTCCAAGTGTTCGTGAAATTCTTAAACATTAAAGCGAAACTCAGCATCCTCAGCAAAATTCCTGAAGTTGAAAAAGCCGACAACGTAACTGTTCTCCAAAAATAAACCCAATCATTCCATATTTTGGTGAAATAAGCTTTGGTCGGGCGGGCAGGATTTGAACCTGCGACACTCCGGTTTCTGTTTGTGCGCCCGGCAGGCTGGGTGACGCCCACCGTGGGTGGACATCTACAGCGTCTCCGTCTACTAGTCAAGCTAGTAGACTCGGAAGCTCTGCCAGGCTGAGCTACCGCCCGAACGAAAACTCTAGAATAATAAGAACGGATTTATGTGTTTCGTAGCTTCGATAAGGCTTCGGAGTTCCTTTTCAAGCATGCTATCTCTTGGTCGACCGCATCCACAACGCTCCCCAGATAATCACGACCGCCAGCATAAGCCAGAACAACAATATGAGCATCTGAGACGCGTTCAAAGAAAGGTTTTCGAACATCCTTCTCCCAAGTAACAAAGAACCTGAATCGAGCCTAAAAGCAACGTTTCCAAAGCTGAAATGAGGCCACTTACGACCATATTTCGGATGTTGACACATGCAGGCTCAGAAAGCAACCGTTTAATAAGCAATCGACGTTGAAAATGCTGATCCGAGAAGGAGAAAGGAGAAGGCTTCTGTCATCTCTCCACGGCTTTCTTTTGTCGCCAGAAAAACACCGGTGATCTATGTTTTGCGCGGTTTTGTTCTCGGCTCGTGGCTGTAGTACCAGGCCGTCCAGCCCGCATAGAACGAAGCCTTGGATTCCTTGCGTCTCCTGTAATACCAGAACAGCAACAGAAACAGCAATATCAACAACAGCAGCAAGAGCAGGAACCAGTAGAACCAGTCGGGAACAGACAGGCCAGCCGCTGGCTTCGCAAATCTCACAATGCCTCCGTCCAACTTGTTGTCGCCCGGATTTGCGTCCTCGACCAGTAGCTTTGCAGCTGCACTCACATTGTGGTCGCCTGCCGCAACACCTTGCGTGTTCCACGAGAAAGTCAGCAACAACTCCGCATCGGGAGCCAACTCATTCACCTGCAGAAACTGACCAGTGTCAATGTCGACGCCGTAGTAGAGAACCACTTTGAAAGACTCGGTCTCGGTTCCATTGTTCTTCACAGTAACGTTGACCTTGAGAGTGTCGCCAATGTACACGAGCCTTGCATGGGGCACGACCGCTGTGACGGCGACATCGTGGACTTCTATTGTGGTGCGTTCCTTGAGTTGGACTGTGCCGTCAGTGAACCTGTTGTTGCCCAAGTTGCTTTCGCTGGGCACGACGCTTGCTTCTGCGCTGATGGTGTAGTTGCCTGCCACCAAGTCTTGCGTGTCCCAGTGAAACGACAATACTTCCTCAGCCCCCGAGGCCACGCTGTCCAACAATATGGTTCCGATTAGGCTCGAGTTACAGTAAGCCGTAACGTTGAATGACTCAGCTACATCGCCAAAGTTCTTCGCTATCACCGTAATGCCCAGAACTTCACCTATCTCGGTTGCGTTCGAGGTTGGCTTGACCATTGTGATGGCAACATCGTGGACTGGGGTAGAAGGTGGAGTTTTCACCTGCACGATTCCGTCCACAAACGTGTTATCCGAAACGTTGGCATCTCTCAGCAGAGGCGCAAACGCGCTCAACTGATACGAGCCTTCAGCCACAAGAGATGTGTCCCAGAAGAGCGTCAACGACATCTGACTTGCCGGTGCCAGAGCAGTCAACTGCTTCACTCCAATCACAGACGAATCGTAGAAGCCAGTCACATTGAAGGTCTCGAATTGATTGCCATTGTTTGCGACGGTCACGTTGACCCGTACGATGTCGCCGATGAAAACGGTGTTGTTGGACACTTCTAGATTGATTATTCCGATGTCGTGAATGATTATAGGTGGCTTGGGCTTGACTTCAATGATGTCTGTGAAGTCGTTGTCTGTTAAGTCTGCCTCTTTGGCCACCGCTGGAATGTGGGCGCTAATGGTGTGATTGCCCAACGTCAACAACGAAGAGTCGATCACGTAGTTGAGAGTCAATGTCGCGTAGGGCGCTAAATCGGTGACGTTGAAAGTGCCTAGCAACACTTCATCGAAATAGGTGGCAACCGTGAAATTCTCAAAAAGCGATCCTTCATTCCTGACCATGGTTTTCAGAGTCATGTCTTGACCGACGATTATTGATTTGGCTGATGGAAGAACGATGACGGTTGCAGCGTCGTGGAAGTCTATCTTGACTGGGTCTGCTCCTTTGACGGTGAAATCTGCGTATATGGATGGGCAGTATGGGACGCCATTCTCGCTGATGGGTGCAGTCAACGCAGACACATAGACTCTGGCGATACCGACGTGTGCCCACAAAACCAATGTGGCCTTATAATAGAGCACGACCACCTTCTCGTCCGGCTGCACCGCAAAGTCATTGATCATAGAGAAATTAACGACCACATTCAATTCGTCTTCGACGACCACGGCGATCGTCGTGTTTCTCAGAGTCATGGCTATGCTTCTTAGCGTGATCCGTAATCCTACGTCGCCTCCTCTGCCGAAGCTGCCTTGGTAGGTAAGGTTCTCGTCAACTGTTCTGACAGAAAGAAGCTCAATTATCCAGTCTACCCTGAAGGAAAGAGTGTCTTGGACAACTTGGTTGCCCACTTGGACGCTCCCGACTGCCTGCCAGTATCCGAAGACTTCGCTTTCGCTGATGTTTATCGGCGGCGTGAGTATGGTAAAGTTGACCACGGCAAGACCGCTCGTGTTTGTACGAGCCGAGATGGTGAAGTGATCATCGTTTGGTGCCTTCACGTTGAAGGCCACAACCACGTTCTCCACCGAAACGTCGTTGAATGTCACCAACGCATATAGATAGACCACACTTTCAGGTCCGAAGGCATCACTCGGCGCATTCTGGCCTCTCCCGCCGTAAGGCTCCTGCTGTGTAAAAACATCGACGAGGACCGAGTCGTCATCCACGAAAGCCATAGCCATGTCAGAAGCTATGGAACCAAACAGAATCATGACTACAGCAAGCGCTACAGCTAGCTTGCGAAGCCTAGTCCTCATCGTCATCGCTCAATAGTCTAATGCTGACTACTTTAACAAATATTCCGCAATCATGAATATTACTGCTTACGATTTAGCATTACTATTGACTTTTTTCTGTCTATTTCCGCTTTCGGAACCATATTGAGTTGTCTTTTTGCAGAATGTATTCGAACCCTGATTCCAAGAATTCGGTTATTTGCTCCGGTGTTTTGGCTATGCGGACATGAAATTCGTCTGCCTTGGCATTTATGAATAGTGCTCGGTCAATTTGAACATACAGTCTTGTATTCAAGATGCTCTTGTGGCCAAGGAATTCTTGGACGTAGACTAGTTCTTTGGTTTCGTGATATAACATAGTGGCTTTCCAATGTCTGAATGTGTACAGTGTGATCTGCAGGAACCTAGGGTTGCCAAGTTTTCTGGCTTTTGCCTTGCGTTGTTTGCAGAAGTTGCTTTCAATGCTATTGAACGGGGTGGGGAATACGCGTTCGTCTTTCTTTGGCAGGTTCTTGAGCATCTCGATGAGTTTTTGGGAGATCGGTTGAATTCGCGGAAGGCTGCCTTTTTCTGGTCTCGTTTTTATTGTTGCTCTTTCGAAGTCGATGTCGATCCATCTTATTGTTGCTGCTTCGCCTGGTCTAAAAGCGGTTTCTTTCATGATCTGCATAAGGGCAGCCAGCGTTTTGCCGCAGGCAGCTATGAGTTCGTCTAGCTCTTGCTCTGTCGGGATGAAGGGTATTTCACGCACTGGCACGTAGTCTGGCGGTTCCCAATAAATGCGGAGGTAGTGGTAGAAGGTTTTGCAGATCTCGATGTATTTCCATTTGCTGCTGTCGGCGATGTCCTTGTTTGCGATGTAGTCTTTTACGCTTTCAGGGTCTGAAAGGTCTGCGCCTTCTTTTTGCATTTGAACTAATTTTCTGCCGTACTCTTCAATTACGCCTTGTTTTCGACCTAGTTTCTTTAAGTGCCATTGAAAATCGATTATCTTGCCCTTGATGTCCGTCGATGGCGATATCTTCGCAGTTCTTACTTGTTCTACTTCGGCCAAGTTTTTCGCACCTTCTCCGGTTGCGCATATTTGGCGGTTACTAGTATAGTCACCGAAAGTATTTAATATTTTCTCTACTCCAGTAACCTTATGCGATCTTACATCTTTACGCAAGCTGAGAGAGCGACAATTCGCTCGTTTCTTGCCGGATCCATAGGGCAGAGCGATATCGTCTTTAAAACTGTGAGATCGAGAATGAAGCACTTTGACGAACTTGCCGGTGACATCGAGCTTTACGCCCGGCTCCGTGAAGCGCTGGCTGCACTTCCTGCAAAGCCATCGTTGAACGCTGTCGCCGCAGGGCGAGTATCGTAGGCCATCGCGCCATACCTTCTTTGATGCGCATTGGGGGCACTGTGGCTCTGGAGAGCTGGCGCCAGCGGACGTAATAGCCACGTCCGACCTTCCGGGATTTGTACTGGCTTTGCCAAATACACGTTTCGGAGAAAAAAGCCTAGGTGCCTTGTGAAGGTCAGCCATTCTCCGCCACAGTGCCCTTTATTCAGAGAGCGCTTCGATTGGAACCTGTTTGAGGCCAACAAGTTTGTCGCGGGGCCCCAGTAAGGTTCGAAGGACCATTTCCGGGGTCATTCCGCGAAGTTCAATTTTGGCGTTGTCTATCAAGTTTATTACGTACAGAACGACGTTGTTATGCCAGTCGGAGACTTTTACGAAATATTGACTGAACGCTTTTTCCATATCGCCGCCGCATTCCCGGACGCTGTCGGCGAATATCGGGAATGTTGATAGGGTTTCTTGCATTTTTGTTTTCCTAGACGGACGTCGCCCTTGTTGATCTGGAATCTATATTTTGGTTATGAATTGGGGATATGAATTCAGGATTCACATCGCAGGCAGATAAGCAATGTGAATCAGGCGAATATTGATTAGGCTAATATGAATTGGCCTAATTCATACATCTAATGTGCAACATTATCGCAAGGTCTCTTGGGGTTTACGTATTGACAGAAGAAACTCTTGAACAGCGACTAGCCAAAACGGTCGAGTTGCTCGTACAAGCCAAAAGACTCATGCAGCAGGCTGAGGCAAATCTCGCAGAGCTCCGAGCGGAAATCACCAAGACCGGAAAGGCGCCAAAGTCGAAAGGCACACGGGGGGAAGCTTAGTACGTGCCTATGACCAGGAATGATGCGCAGCGTGCGGGAAAGCGAAAGCGCAGGGGTCGCATGAAGGAGGCGTGTTGATGGTAGAGGCGTGGATTGACGCTTTTAACGTCGTAGCGAAAGAGCTGCAGGCCGAGAACGCCAGGACATGGGGCTGGGGTCGGAGGCGAAAGAATGGCAAGAGTAGCTGAAGCAGTGATGGCATTGAAGGATGGCGTGATCAAGATCGGTGCCGGTGTTGGTGAGCTCTGCGAAATCGTGCAAATGCAAGAGCAGCGCCTGAGGCAGCTTGAAGAGCCCGGGAATCTTCGGGTTCAACTGCGCAATCTAGAACGCTCGATCGACGACTTGCCAGATCAAACGAAGAAAGAGGCTGCAATGGCTGAATTCGCGTCTTTGTGTCATGCTCTCGGCATCGAAAGCTTGGAGGATTAGGCGTGGTCGACGTTGTTTTCGAAGTCGTTGGCCGCAGCAAGACTGAGAAGCGTACGAAAGAAGGCAAACTGGAAACGACCTACAGAGTGATATTGAAGAGCTCCAATGGAGCCTTCAAACTAGAGCTAATGGACGCGAATCCTAGCTTGCTTACCAAGTACCCGCTGGACGGTGACGTTCCAGTCCGGATTGGCAAGACTGATCAGCAGAACCTGCTTTCGGAAGAGGACCTGAGAAACCATCTCAAGAAAAACGAGGAAAAGGCTGACAGCTAGGAGTTGGATCGTTGAAGTTGCCTTGGCCGCTGCGCTTCGCGGCTGCCGTGATGCTTTTGCCTTTTGAGGTTTTCTGCTGGGTACTCCGCTACTTTGGTAAGAAAAAGGGAGGCACTTATCAGTGAATGTGCAGTCTGAGGTCCGCTTGCTGTGTGAATATGCCAAGATGGCTTCTCATCTGCAGCTGGGCTTCACGTGCACGCTTGATGCTGGTGTATGCTTTTTTGCGGATGATCCAGTGCTACGGGAGAAGTGTCCAACTAAGAGGCTGAAAGGCACCCAAAAGGAGGTTTCGTAGGGCTTGTTGAGGCGGAGAAATAGGGTCCGGCGTGCGCGGGTTTTCTGTCCTAAGAGCTATCTGGCAAATGGGCACGGCCATCTTGTTAGTGTTGAAGAGACTTGTAGGGCGTGTGCCTCGTGTCATGCGATCAGTGAGGAAAGTGTTGATTGCATGATTGAAGTCGGAAGGAGGCACGTTTCTGAAGCTTGAGGATGCGAAACGAGAGGCTGCTTGGGTGCTTTCAAAGTTCAGTTACTTGTGCGAGTGGGTAATAGTTGTCGGTTCGATCCGTCGCTGCGGGTCTGAGGTCCACGACATCGACATTGTTGTAATCCCGGCTTTGCCTCGTAACGAGAATTGGGACCAAATCGCCGAAGAGTTGGGGCATGCTCACAACATACTTGAAATCAAGAAAGGTCCCAAGCTGATGTCCTTCGCGCATTACAGTAATGATGTGCCGGATTTTCCTCAGCGAGAACGTACACCCGACTACACTGTGGACGTTTACCGTGCTACGCATGAAACGTGGGGAATCCTTTGTCTAATCAGGACTGGCAGCAAGGAGCATAACGTAAAACTCTGTCAGCTGGCTCTGAGCAAGGGCATGAAACTCAGCGCTAAAGATGGACTGCAAAAGCCAGTGGAAGGCTTTCCCGCTATGATGCAAATGGTGGCCGCGAAAACTGAGGAAGAGATCTTTGCAGGTTTAGGATTGCCGTTTGTGGAACCGAAGGACAGGGAGGTTCCAGCGCCTTGAAGCTTCGTGAGTACTGGCATAGCCTACAGTTGCTTGAGAAAGTGCAGATAGTGCAGATCGTCCTAAGCGTTATTGCTACTGTTTGTGGTATAGCAACGATAGTTCTCGTTTTGATAGGAGGTTTGGAATGAGCGAAAAGTCTAACCGCAAACCGTGTGGATGCGAGGCCACGGTGAATGAAGATGATCCGCGCGCTGAGATATGGATGAAAGTTTTCGGTTCGAGGACGTTTCCACTCAAACATCCTGTTCCAGTGGCTATGCAGACTTTTCCTGGCAAACGCTTTTACATGGGGGATGCTAAAGCTCTCAGTGCTGAGCAGAAAGACCGTTTCTTTGAGGCCATGATGGCCAAGTTCAAGGTAACCAGGGAAGAGGTTGAGCAGTCGATTATCGACAATCAGATCCCGATCCTTGCCGAGAATGTCATTGTGAAGATTTGTAACTTGCATTTCCGCTGCATGCTTTAGGGAGGCTGCTTGTTTTTGTTCAGACGTCGCTCAGCGTGCCAACAAGCCCGGGTCTACTGCGTAAGAAATTATCGTGAGAAGGGAAAAAGCGGGGGCTGTGCTGCTGTAAGCATTCGAGAAGCATGCGGTACTTGCCGGAGTTGCGGTGGCGTGTCTGAAAAAGGCGTTGACTGCCTGTGGCCTGCGACTAAGGAGTGACTTGTTTTTGGCGAGGAAAGTCTATGTCACTGGCGACGGCATCTGTCCGTGGTGTGGAAAGCAGGTCATAGCGAACAAACCTGAAACCCATCACGTGCATTTTCTGGAGCGGAAAGGCGAATTGAAAAGAGAGTGATGCGTCTTGGCTGGGGCGTCTGGAAGTCAAAATTTTCGCGGTTCAATGTCAAAAGTCAAATTTGACTTCAAGACTGTGTGGACCCGGCTTATTCCGATTCTCAAGCGTGTCGAGGTGGGCGAGTATCCTGCGAAGATCGGCCGCATCTATGGCTGGAGCCGTCAGCACGTATGCTACTATCTTAGCAAGCTTGAGAAATGTGGCTTGGTGAGGCGTAAGGTCCGCAGCTCTGCAGTGTTCTACGTGCTGACGTCTCGAGGTCAAAGTTTTCTCGGATCATGTGAGGGCGTGCTGTTTAGTAGCGGGATCTTTAGGCTTGAGAAGGTGCAGTACAAATATGTGATTTTGGCTGAGGGTTGTTTGCCTGCGGATTTTAGGCCTATTGAGATGGTGAACTGGACTGCTTTGTTGGGGCTTGAGGGTGGTGTGAAGGTGCGGCACACGTCGCGGAGTTGGATTGTGCACGTGGAGACCTTGTATGGTCGGAGTCCGGGTGAGTTGTTTACTTTGGCGAAGAATGTGGCTGATCGTGTTGCTAAGGCTTTGGTTATGAAGTATGGCTGCCAGCTTGGTGAGGGCGAGATTTGCAGGGGCCACGAGATAGCGCTGGACGATCCGGTTGCGCAGTTGCTCAGCCGGTACTTCACCGTGAGCGTGCCGGGCAAGCGCATAGATCATAGCCCCGGGCACTTGAAGGGCGAAATCGACTTCACGCATCGGGACTTTGCGATTGAGTATTTGCTGATGCCTGAGCGGGTTAAGAAGCTGGAGGGCCAAGTTCAGGGTTTGCATTTCGATTTTGAGGAGCTCATTGCGACTTTGAAGAAACTGGGGGGCGATTCTGCTAGTCAGCAGTTGCAGAGGCCTCTGGGAGCGGGACAAGACTATGTTTCTTAGGCCTTGTGGAGTAGCAGGTGTTCGTTCCAGTCTGTGTTTTTCCATAGGGCTACAGCGCCTTGCTTCTCAGTCCTTTAGCTGTTTCCAGCCGTTTTCTAAGCGTTTCGCACGATACCCGACTTATGCAGTGGAGAACCTAGGCTATCAGTGCCTAGTTTTCGCGTGTCGCCACATGGGCCCCGGACTCGGGAGGTAACATAGGTATGGATTCAACTGCGCAGAATGTTCCGGAGACCCCGAAAAAGCGTTCCAGAAGCGAGAAAATCGGCCGTATCAAGTATCAGTACCAACTATTAGTACGGATAGATAGTAGGCTGGACGCTCTGGAGCTTGGTATGCGGTTGCTGTTGAAGGGTTTGGAGCCGCAGCTCCGGTTTGATAGGCCTTTCATTCAGCGTGTTTGTTGCGAATCCGACTTGGACGTGCAGTTGCTGGATCTACTGCGTGAGGCTGGGCCCGTTGGCCTTTTGTCTCGTGATTTGGCTAAGTCGCTGGGCACGTATCGGCATTTTATTGCTAGGCGTGTGAGGGCCATGAATAAGCGTCTCGAGCGTGAGATCGGTAAGCAGCTGGTCGAGAAGCGTGGCCACCGTTGGGCGTTGACAAGTTTTGCGGTTGAAGTTTGGGGAGAGGATAGTGTTGATGTCGAAGAAGGAAAAGAAGGAATACGTGAAGAGGCTTAAGGAACGCGGTTTGAACCGTGAATGCCGAAGGTGTATAGCGTTAGGGGCAAAGGAATAAGAAGCCCTGCAAAGACAAGTGTTTGCGGTGAAGGATTTCAAAAAAGGGAATGATGTCTGATTTTGGGAAGTACCAGTCTAGGCTGTTGCCGGTGGGCCTGTGGCTGGGAGTGCGAATCTTCCGTTTTTTGTGATCCAGTTGGCGATTATCTTCGCAACCTTCCATACGTACCACGTGAGGAAGCCGTTAGCAATCCACATTGTTATCCACGCTTTGGCTGATTCAGTCGTCAGGCCTGCGAAGGTTGTTATAGTTCCGATCGCTAGGCTGATTAGCGCAGTGTATATGAAGTTTGCGAGTTTGAATTCCTCAGGCTTGGTTTTGCTGCCGTATCCTGCTAGGCATGTCAGAAAAGCCATGAGGAAGGCCATGGGGGCTGCTTGTCCGACTGCATAGAGTGCATGCATAGCGTCGTATGGCACTTCTGGCGGTGCTTCGTCCTGCACTAGCCTAGTGCTTGCCGTGGGCGTTGCGGGCAAAATATCCACGTTTACGCAGTAGGTCAGTGCGGTGACGGCTGCCAGGAGGGCCATCAGTGCCAACGTGATCACAAGAATTGTTCTTCTCGTGCCTCTCACCTCCTTTGTCGTTGAATTCAAAACTCGATGTTGAGACTTTGAGCCCATGCGAAGTCTTGTTTTGCTGCGGCAAGTTTTCTCTGCGCGTTTCGTCGGGAACGTTGAATGCTGCTCATCAGAACGCCTAACTTCTTGGCTATGGCGTAGTCTGTCATGCCTTTCTGGCGTAGCTCTAAAATCTGCCTTTCTCGGTCTGTGAGGCTCATAGAGGGTTCTATTTCTGTATTGCTTAGCGTAAAAGGGTTGCTCTACGTATTTGAGAGGTATAACTGCTTTTTGTTTTGCTTCATATTGAGATATTTGATTGTTTGATGACAGTTAAGAAGCGCTCCGCTCGTGGAGACACTAGCGATACTTATGGTGTTCGGGGAGCGGGTGCTACGTGGCAAGCTGAATTCGGCATGGCGCTCAACGAAGAGGATCTTCTTTTTGCGGTTCGCCGGGAGCCTGTAGCCCATAGGACTGTGTTCCAAGTTGCGCATGACATCTTCAACAAGTGGTTTGTCGTTGAGGAAGTGGCTGAGAAGCCGGACCCGAATTGGAGCCGTGAAGTCGCTAAGGTCCTAGACGACTTGAATGCTAAGGCAGTTTTCACCATGGCTGCCACGTACGAGCGGCTGTTTGGCTGGTCCATCGTGGCTATGACTTATGTTGACCGTGGAGAGGATATTTCGAAGCCTGTACAGGATGAGAAGGAGATCCGCGAGCTTGTCGCGTACAGCAGTCTCCAGGCGACTGTTCAAGGGAGTGACGAGGATAAGAATCCTGAGAGCGAACGGTTTGGTTTGCCCGTACTGTACACTCTGCAGCGTTCAGGCGCCTCTCAGGTTAAGCTGCATTTCAGTCGCGCGATTCATTTGGCTACTCGGTTGTTGGATCATCCTTGGAAGGGTTTGAGTGTTCTTGAGGTCATGTATGACGATCTCACGGTTTTCAGGAATGAGCGGTGGGGCCTTGGCCAGACGCTCTTCAGATACGGTAGTGGCTTCCCCCATGTCACAATCACAAACGCAAAGAAGAAAGACATCGACGATTTTGAGGCGAGTCAGCAGTTCAAGAACCTGTGCGCAAAAACGTACTTTTTGAGTGGCAACGACAAGACGCTTGACTTTAAGGGCCTCGCGGGCAAGGCGCTGAATCCCGAACCGTATGTGAAGCCCGTCGTTGAAAGCCTGAGCTGTGGCAGCCGAATACCTGAAGCCATTTTGCGTGGTGCTCAAGCTGGGGCCCTCTCAGGTAGCGAAGTCAACGAGCGTGAGTATTTTGGCTATATTAGTAGTCTCCAGACGTCTCTTGAGCGTTACGTTTGGGATCTGATCGACCGTTTGATGGATACGGGTCAGATCCGGCGCGTGAACGACTACCGCGTGGTGTGGCCGAGCGGGCTCGAGTTGAGCGAGAAGGATAAGGCTGCTGTCGACCTGCAGAAAGCTCAGGCTCTGGATCTGAAAACTTCGTGGTTGACGGTTGATGAGATCCGCGCTGAAGAAGGTAAGGATCCACTGCCTGATGGTGCTGGCGCTGTTGTTTTGGGCTTGAAGAAAAGTGAGAGCAAAATGTGGGGTCAAGGCAGCGAGGGCTCTGCAGCAACTGCGCAGTTGGATGTGGGGCCCTTCGCGTGGATTGTTTCACGGTTACGGAGGAAAAAACAAGATGCGAACGTTCAGGGTGGACAAGCCAGTTGAGTTTGATTCTACGAGGAAAATAGTGGAGACAGATACGGAGATAATAGTGCCGACAATCTTCACGCGCGAGAGCATTTTGCCGTTTGAGGATGGGAAAGGTTACAGGTCAGCTGATCAGCTTAGGAAGTACGGATGGACTCTTGAGGACGCTTGGTTAGTCAGTTATGACCACATAAAAACGGTATTCCCGACGTCACCCCATCAAGTGAGAGGCAAGGCTAGAAACATTACGTTTTCTGACAAAATCAGCGCCTTGGTCGGCGAGAGCCATTTCTTTAAAGGCTTGTGTCCTGAGGCGTTCCAGAAGGGCGTGAAGAAAGGCGACCTGAAAGATGTGAGTGTCGGCTATTTTAGCGAAGATGTTATGGGGCCGGGGAAGTGGGCTGATGAACCGTTCGATTTTGAACAGACTGAGTTCTTTTTCGGCCACGTTGCTGCAGGCGTGCCTGAAGGCCGGTGTCCTTCACCGTTCTGCGGCATGAGCGTGGATGCGCTCTTTGCTCACGGAGATCCCGAGGAGACTGAGGGTTTCGTGCATCTTCGTGTGCGTGACCCCGACCTGTTTGTGGAAGGCGGCTTTCGCACGATCGACATCGATGCAAAGAAGGGTATCAAGGCCGTTATTGGCAAGCTGAAGAGCGATCCGAAAGGCAGCACGGTTATTCAGAAGTACATTTTCGACAAGGAGAAAGATTGGACGATGGAGAAGGCCAAAGCTTGGGTTAGTGAGCACAAGGATGCGGCCACGAATCTCAGCTTGGAAGAGATCAAAGCCAAGATCAGAGAGTTGGAGGCTCAGCGAAGGTCGATCATGGATAAGCTGTACCCGAAGAGCCAGCTTACCGAAGAGGAGCAGCGAGCCCTTGGCGAGGATTTGACGGTTCTGGATGCTGAGATGAAGGCGTTCACGGAGTTTCTAGCCGAGAAGCTAGGCGAGGCCTCAGAGGCTGCAGAGCCTGAGGCTGATTCGCTTGATCCTGAGAAGGTGCTTGCGCGTTCGCGTGAGCTGCTTAAGTCACGGTAACATGCCTGGGACGCTGGGCCGACAAAGTGTTACGACTGGCGCGGGATGGTGCGCTCGCCACCACGACGGGGCGTTATAAGTAGCGGAAATTGAGCAGGAATACAAAATGAATGAAGAAAACAAAGGTGGGTCTGGTTCTGGAGCCGGAGGCGCCGCTGGTGCGGCTGCTGACGGCGTGAAGAACAAGACTGTGAAGATGAGCATGGACGAAGCACTTGCGACGGTTGAACGTGACAAAGTAGCCATCGCGGAAAAGGACACGATGATCGCCGAGATGACTGAGCAACTTAAGGTGGCCAACGAGTTTATCAGTGGCGCGAGGAAGGCCCCGAAAATCAACTGGCTTCTGGCAAACACGAATTTCAAGATGGACGATATTGCGCCAAAGTCTGAGGAAGAGCTTGATAGCATGATAAGTACTGTTCAGCAGGCAAAGTTGCCACATGTGAACAGTGTGCGTTTTGGCGTTCAGGCTGCGGACGTAAGCGATCGTGAGAAGGGCCTCACGGTCGGCGACAAAAGCTGGGTGACGGCGCAGAAGCGGAAGGCTGCTCTCGGAGTGGGTTAGCATGCCACAGGGGCTTGTTAAGCCAGACAACCAAGTGGTTGCTGCTGGGAACCCGCTCAAAAATGAGTACGAGATCGGCGCGACCGCTACGGCTGCGAAGATGCTTCCCGGCAGAGTCGTTATCTTCGATGGTGACATGACGGTAAAAGAAGCTGCCGCGAAAGCTCACGGTGTCGTGGGCTTCCTCGATGTGGCGCCTAACAAACTTGAGTCGGACAACTATGCGGTTGGGGATCAGGCGATGGTAGTCAAGGGCGAATGCATTGCTAAGCTGACTTTGCTTGCTGCTGAAAACGTCACGCGTGGGGACAGACTTGTGTCAGCTGCAGATGGCAAGATAGCCAAGTTGGCGGTCGGAGTTATGGGTGCTCAGGGCGATATCCTAGGCAACGCTGAGGAATCAAGCAATGTGACCGTCGACGCTGAGATACTAGTCCACTGGCGGCCAAGCGCTGAGCCTGCTACTGTGAGCTGATAAGCCATGCAGACTTTGAGACGTGTTGGCATGGACACCGGAAGGCTCACGAACGAAGAGGCAATGTACATCGACGCTCGCGTGGTAGATGTTGTGCATGCACAGACTGTGGGGCGTAACCTGTTTCCAGTGTTCACGTTGCCACATGCAGGTTTCATGACGGTTAGGGGCTACAAGCGGACGGGTATGTCAGCTGCGCGCATTAGTCTGTATGGTGGCGGTGGCTCGAAAGATCGCACGGAGAAGGCGAGCTTTGACATTACGGTGCCAGTAATCGAGAAAGAATTTGATATTGACTGGCGAGAGTTCGAAGCAAGCCGCGGCGTTGGAATCCCGATTGATACGCAGGATGCAGAGAATGCCGCCATAAAGGTCGCTGAAGAGGAAGATCATTTGCTGATCACGGGTGAACATACGGCTGGCTCAGGCGTGCCCGCGTTTCCAGCATTGGGCGTTGAGGGCCTTGCTACTGCCACGGGCAGGAACTCGCAGGCTAGTGGAGGTGCTTGGCCAGCAACCGCGCTGACAGACCTTAGCAATGCCATCGGCAAACTTGAAGAGGATGGCCACGTGCGAGCGGGAGCATACGCGGCGGTACTGCGCAGCTCGTGGGCTGCAAAGCTTAGGGGCCTTGTTAGCAACACTGCAGTCAAGTGGATTGAAGTAATCAAAGACCTGTTTCCAGCTGGCATATACGTTTCCGACAGTTTGTACACGAGTGCTGGCTTGAAAACTAACGCACTCGTGCTGGAGCTTGCGCAGGAGAACTTTGAAATGGTCGTCGGCAAGGACGTTGAGGTTCGCAAGAAAGAAGATGTCCGCGGCAACCTGGAGTGCGTAGTCCGCGAAGTCGTTGCTCCGCGCATCAAACGACCCACTAGTATCTGTGAGATCACCGGGTTGACGTAGGCAACTGCGTTCGGCTCTTCCCCATTTTCTCCCTTTAGTTAGTCAGAATCCCAAGAACAACGTGAAAGGAGGGTTGAGAAGCGAAATGAAGTTCAAACTCAGGAAAGGCAAGGGAAGCGTGAGCGACTTTACGGATGCTCAGGGTGTGAAGCATTTGCCAGGCGACATCGTGGACCTGCCAGCAATGTACAAAGGCGAGAAATGGTTGGAGTCTCTTGAGCCAGAGCGGAAGATTGTGGTTCCGCCTGCCAAAGTCGAGCCCGTTGAGACTCCGCCGACAGTTGTTTCGGAGGCTGCCGCTGCCCCTTTGTCCTCAAAAAAGCGAAAGAAGGCAAAATAAGGGTACTTGTAGGCATTCCAAGCCTGAACGATAGTGATCGTTTTCTCGGTTTCCGAGAGGACGTTCTGAAGTGCATTGAAGTGGCAATGGCTGGCGTTGATCATGAGGTTTTTGTTACGCCACCGCAAGGCAAGCCTAGCTGGCCTGGCGTGGTTGATGCGCAGAACATGCTTGTTGAGCGTGCCTTGGTAGGTAAATTTGATTACCTATGGCTTGTTCAGGCTGATGTACAAGTTCCCGAAGATGGTTTTGTTAAGCTTTTTGGGCTTGATGTGGATGTGGCGCAGGGTGTGGCGCCGAAGCATTATTGCCGTGATTTCATCTGTGGGTTTTTGGATGCAGATAAGAAGGTTTGGTACTTGCCTCGGAACGCTGTTGAGGGCATGGTTCTTTCGGGCTGGGTTTTCGCTGGCCTGAGTTGCACGCTTATTAGGCGTCGGGTTTTGAAGGCTGGGATTCGGTTTGAGTTTCAGTCGGCTGTGGGCGAGGATATCCTGTTCATGTATGCCGTGCAGAGTCAGGGTTTTGTGGCGAAGGTGCATGGCAGCGTGGTTTGTGGTCACTTGCCGGAGTGGCCTCTTCTTAGTCATGGAGCGGATAAACGATGTGAGCCATTTTTTGAGAAGCTCGATGTTGGTTGTGGCCACAGGCCTACCGGGGACGTGAATGTTGATCTGTTCCCGGAGCCCTCGGCTCACCGGGCAAGTGATCAGCGCGTGAACGACGATGTAGCCCTGCATGTGCGTGAGATTCCGAATTTTGTGGTTGCGGATGCTCTTCATTTGCCTTTTCGGGAGCGTAGTTTTGTTAGAGTGTATTCGTGGCATTTGATTGAGCATCTTGAGAATCCAGAGGGATTCTTGGAAGAATCGTGTCGCGTGGCTGCTGAAGAAATCGAGGTCCGGTGTCCAAATGGGGATCCTGCCTGGGCGTATGGCGTTGCTGCATACGGGGAGACTAAGCCGCTTCATGTCTCGCGCATGACCTGCGAACGGTTTGAGCGGGATCTGAAGGCTTTTCCGGGTTGGGATTGGAATGTGAGTTTTGATTTTAGTCAGAGTGAGCCTTGGGAGATCGTTGTCAAGGGTTGGAGGAAGGGTTTGGCTTGAGCGATGCAGCTGAGGTTTTGAAGAGGAATCGAGATCTACTGCGCGCGCACAAAGACAGTGAGGAGAGCGAGCAGCTTCTGGCCAAGTTGCCTCAGGGCCACGGTTCAGGCCTCAACGCGGATACGGTTGATGGTTTGCATGCGGCTGAGATTATCGCGAAGGCTCCGGGAAAAGGCGGCGGTGGTGGGGGTTCTGGCAGTGGATCAGCCGACATGACGAAGGCGGTCTATGACCAGAACGATAACGGTGTTGTGGACAATTCAGAGAAGTTTGATGGCAAGACGGTTGCTCAGGTTCAGGATCATGCACCCCAAACTCACGGCAACGAAGTGCATTCACCCGCGTTTCTTTCAGTTGAGGTTGATCCGAGCGTCGATTCAACTGTCAAAAACAAGACTTTAACGCAGATTCAGGATCACGCGCCACAGGAGCACGCAGATGAAGCACATAGCATCGCCTACGCCACGGCAACCGAGTTGGCTGATCATGCGGCGCTTCCAGACGTGCATCATGCGCAGTCTCACACGCTCGGCAGCCACAGCACGAAAGCGCATTCTGAACTCACCGGCGTGACCGCGAATCAGCACCACAATCAGACTCATGGCGACGCAGATCACAGTGAAACGTATGAAAAGACGTCTGCCAAGGGCGCAGGTAGTGGTTATTGTGGCCTTGGTACTGATCAAAAGGTAGCCTCAGCCAACATGAAAACCATCACTGTCACAAAAACATTCGCGTTCCATGTGCCTGACGCCTTGACAACTGGCCAGAAAAAGTATCGCATACTCGCTGATTGCGCATGCACGATCGTTGAAGTGCGCTTAGTAGTTGACACTGCGCCAGTTGGCGCCGCGATAATTGTGGACGTGCATACTGGCACTGGCGTCGGTACGACGATCTTCACGACGCAGGCTAACAGACCAACAATTTCCGATGGCAGCAAGACAGGAGTGAACCCGAATCCTCCTGAAGTCACTGGCCTTGCTAAAAACGACGAAATCAGCGTTTACGTTGATCAAATTGGAAGCGGAACCGCTGGCAGTGACTTAACCATCGAAGTGATATGCTCACAAGTAGCGGCGTTGAGCTAGATGGCTACAGAAACTTTGAGACCGAATGCTGCAGGCGACAAAACAGAGTGGACCATATATGCTCCAAACACCGGCGAACAAAATTATGAGGACGTGGACGAAGAGACTTCCGATGGCAACACAACTTGTTTGTGCACCCCGCCGGAGTCGATAACGCAGGTGAAAGACCTGTACAATTTGCAGGATCCCGTGACGATAGGTGCTAGTGACATGATTAACAGCGTAACGGTTCGCACGTGGATAAAAAGCAGCAGTGCCACGTACAAGAATAGCTTCTACATGGGGCTGAAAACAGGTGGCATCGAATACGATGATGCGACTGCTGACATCCCTGGCACTGACTGGACGAACTACACCCAAGTGTGGACTACGAACCCGAAGACTGGCGTCGCGTGGACCTTGGATGATATTAAGGCTTTGCAGATAGGCCTCAACTGTGCTACGAGAAAAATCGTGTTAGCCTATTACATTGGCTATCACACGAAGATCGACGTAGTTGTTGACTTTACGCCGAGTGCTGGCGGCAAGCCGAATCTGGTTCAGGTGATGTGATGCGGAAAGTGCCTAAGTGTGAGGGTGAGGAGCCGCCGAACAGCAAGATCCGCGTCGTGGCCACCGTTGATGATAAGCTCGTATCGGCGATGGAGTTGATACATAAGGGTGAGGTTGACGCAGCGGTTGACGCGGATCGCGTGCCACCGGATTGGAGTAACACGGTGGAGATGCTTCTCCGTAAAGGCGTGAGAACATACAAATCTGCCAGTCAGACGCAGAAATAACGTTCTACATTATTCACGTTTGTTGAATTAGCCTTAATACTGTTCGCTTTCATAGTTTACTTCACTAATTGAGGCGCTTTTGCTTTGGTTGCTGTCACGCCAAGCGAGGTCCGTGAGCGCATAAACGTAGGGGCCAGCGAAGCGCCCGACGACGTCGTGAATCGTTTCATTACTGCGGCTGCCGTGACTTTGGGCGGCGAGATTGGCGAGACGGTTGACGGTTCGGATTGTACGGACCAACAGGCTGAGGTTATTCGCAATCTGGCGGCGATATATTGTGCGTGCAGGATCACGGGTGGCGTGGCTTCAGGCCTCTCTTTCCGTGTGGGCGATCTGCAGGTTAGCGAATCTAGCAGCTCTGGTTCAGGTCTCTCTGGCGGCAATCTCCAGTTTCTGCTGGATCAGGCGAAGGCGATTATTGCGCAGTTGAATAAGCCGGATTTCAGGGCGGTGTCGGGGTAGTTGTAGATGGGTACGGTTCCAGATTCCTTTTACGAGTTTGTGATGCACTATGCGCCCTGGTACTACGTGATCCCCACGGCAATGACGGCTGATCCTCCACAGGGCCAGAAGAACGTCACGGTTGCTGATGGGACGAAGTTTAGTGCCGGCATGCCCGTGGAGATCAAGGATTCTGCGCATAGCGAATGGAACGAAGTTGATTCAGTCGCTGGCGACGTTGTGACTATGGTAAACAATCTTACCTACACGTATTACGTTGCCAAGGGCGGGACCGTTGATCATGGCGATAAGAGTTATGGCAAGGGCGCTTTCCCCGCAGCGTTCGCAATCGAATTCTTGACGGAGGCCTATGGCGCCACGCAGTATGCGGCTCTACAGGCCGCGATTTTGGCGAAGGTTGTGGAGCTTGCGGATTGGTTGCTTACTCAGCAGTGTGTTGATCCTGCGAAGTATGCGTACGGCGGTTTCTTCAGTGCTGATGGTGGCTCGGAGTGCTGGAGTATTGATGCTGGCCGTTGCATTCCTGCCCTGTTGAAGGCGTATGCGCTCACAGTTGATGTGGATTACCTCGATGCGGCGAAGTTGGCGGGCTACACTTTCCTGTACACTATGCAAAAGCAACCCGCGATTCTCGGCATTCACGACCGTTACTATGGCGGGTTTGCTAACAAGGTTACTCTCGCCCAGGCCTGGGATACGGTCATGTCTGTCGAGAACCTGTATTGCTTGATCGGCTTGAAAATGCTGGCCGATAGCTACGATGTGGCTAACGTAGTCAGATACACGGCTATGATGCTCGATGCGGCTACATTTCTGCGTGTCGGTTTTGAAGACCTATACCTGTACTATCAGCCTCCGCCTTCGGGTTCCGGTGTTTGGTATCGGGTCGGCCTCAGCGATACTGAGGTTTATGATGATCCGGTATCGTTCGCCTTGCTGGGGCTCTATGCTTACGAGGCGTGGAGCGCAACGTGTCAGCGGGTGTACAATTTTGTTGAGGCGATACGCGCAAGTGGGACTTATCCTGCTTACTGGCCTGAAGTCTGCTGGCCTGGCTACATCGACGTGGTAACTCGTTTTCCTGCTTGTGCGTACTATGACGCTATCACGAGCGGCATACTCTGGAAGATCAGGGCTGAGCGGGATCCTCCTTCGCTCAAATTGGCTTTTGATGTTATCACCAAGTACTCAAATGAATTTTTGTACTGGGGCCCTGTCTTCACGGACTATAGCCCGATCACGCCTCAGAAGGCGATGGCTAATGTCACGTGGCTGGCGCGCATGTTTCTGGATTACGTGGAGCCTTTGACGCGGTTCACGCGGATCCTGTCAAGCAAGGGCGAAACCGTGCTCTTGTATCCAATCCGTCAAGCAGTTGAAACTGTCTCGTATGGGGAGGCTTTGGACATCTCGGCTATAGTCTCTCCTGTGCGCGCTGAAGAGGTCTTGCTCGAGGCGGGCTATTTTCTAAATGACTATCTTGCTTTCTATACGTTCATTCCGGTCCGGAACCACGACAAAATCAGACGCCAGGGCGAGGATTACGAGCTGCAGAGCGTAACGCCCTTCACTTACGAGAATCAGCGGATCTATTTCAAATCAGTTGGCAGGAGGCTCCTGGGCACTTGACCGAGCTAGAGGATCCTGTGGTTACTATCCTGCGTCTGATCTCAACGAGAATCCGAGTTACCAAAGATAACGGGTCCCTCGCAAGCCTTCTCGCTACCAAGGAAGCTTACGATCGAGAGCTGCTTAAGCAATATGATGCTCAGATCACGGTCGGCTTTGATAGCAGCATCGACCAGAAGCTGGAGCTCGCCGGCCGCCTTCGGCGTCGAAACATGGTTTTCCGCTGCAATGCTTACGCAGTTGATAAATCGGCGCCGGGGTCAGATGCGGGCAAGGTCATGCGTGACAAGGTTTCTGAGCAGATTAACGCTATTATTCGCGAGAATCGTAACCTGCCTTATCAAATACTCATGAATTTCAGCGGGCTCGGATATCCGTCTGGGGATCCTCACAAGGCTTTTGCTGCCGGTGCAGCTACAGAGCTTATTCCATCCAGCCCTAGCTGGACTGAGCTGACGAATCTCGAATACGTCAACATCTGGTATAGTGATGACGTGCGCTACAGCAAGAGCGCCAGCGTGAACGGGCAGTATGGCCTTATGCTTTTCAGGTTTAAGATTGGAGCTCGTGAGCAATGTGTGAAGAAGATCCTGCTGAGTTTTGAGGGCTATGGCACGGCGCCAGTTGCTGACGGTATAACGGCCAAAGTGTGGAATCACGAGGCTGAGGAATGGCAGGTGATTGCATGATCTTCGGTGTAAACTATCAGGGTGCTAGTGATTTTGATCCGGCCAAGTTGACTGATGAGGTAATGGCGCAGAATTTTGCGCTGTTCGCGAGCCAAGGAATAGACCACATAATAGTTATCGCGTACTGGAATAGCCTGGAGCCGACAGCTGGCTCTTACAACACAACGTACGTGAATAACCTGAAACGGTTCATCAAGGCTGCGAAACTGGCCGGTATGAACGTTTCAATTGATACCCACTGCCACATGACTGGCACGAACCTGCCGGTTTGGGTGGGGCAGGGCGGCAATGGCCAGCGGAATATGTCGAACATTTTCTATTATGCGCTTGTTCTTGAGCGTTTTCTGGCCTTGCATGAGTGGCTGGCGCAGCAGCTTGTTGGAGACTATCAAGTTTATAGTATGCAGGCTTGGAACGAACCATATCCCGTGTCAGGAGAGACTACAGATCAGTTTCTGGACATATTTGAGCAGATCCGAGCGAAGTGGATAGCGCACAATGCGGCTCCGTTCACGATTAGAACGGCAATCCCGCAAGTCGTATGGTTCACAAATAGCCCAGAAGACGCTGATAGATTCTTTGCAGTATGCGACTACGTGAACATAAACTTCTACCCGAACAAGTACGCTGGCCACACCTTCGCAAATCTGCTCACTGCGCTCACAAGAATAGATGCTGAGCCTAAGGACTGGATGTTCGGCGAATTCGGATATTCCAGCTCAAACGACACGACCCAGTACAACGGGATGTTGGCTGCAATCACGGACACGACCGAAGAGATCACGGATGCGGGCAACTCTATGCCCTTGTGGAATAACATCTGGATCTGGTGTGATGCGAACCCGGAAGCTATCGGGTACTGGAATGTGTGCAATACGGACAATTCGCCGAGGCCTGCTTTTGCTCTGATTGTCAGCGATGAAGGCGGAGGCGGTGGCGAAGGCAGTGATGAAATTCTGACCGTGACGCTTTCTGAGAACTTGCCGGATTTCATTGATGAAGACGGCTATGTGTGGCTCTTAGTGCGCACGACTAACCCAAGCAATGGTGCCACGCCTGCCGTCTTGTACTGCGATTTCGTGCAGTGCATGTTCCAAGTTTATGGGCTTTCTCACGTCGACGTAATAAGCTATCGAAACGTCGAGATGACGGAGGTTAAGCCGTACCTCTACCGGTGTGAGTTTCTGTTAAGGGGTTGGCTTTTCGAGTCCCTCTCGGGAGTTTTCTAGTCATGGAGTTGACAAAATGAGTGTAGAAACGTATGGAACGGACGAAGAAAGGTTCTATTATGTCGATGAAGCGACGTTTGGAACCACACCTACAAACCCGGCAATGCTAAGCGTGCCTCACGACGCGCTGGATCCGGGAGTGGCCCCGGGTTTGATTCAACGGCGCGGGGGCGGTAGTTACGATCTGCAAGCGCTGAAGAAAGGTCTAAGGAGCCCAAGTTTGAAAGTGGGTTACGTTTTGCCAAGTGCTGCGCCCGTATCGTTGTTGCAGTGGGCGAAGACGGATTTGGACAAAAGCCTCAGTTGCCAAGTGCTCTATTGGAAGGGCGCTTTCGCCACTCCGTCTGATGTGCTTTCGCTATTGTTCAAGGGTATGCGCATAAACAAGGCTTCTCTATCCTGCAGCATTGAGGATGTCATAAAGGCTACGCTAGAGCTCGAGGGGCAAGACGTGACGACGGGGACGGCTAAGATCGATGGCGCGACCTATACGGATCACAGTGGCGCCGTAGCTTTCAACGAGAGCTATGTGAAGCAGGATGCTGCGACGCTGGATCGCGTGACTGACTGGAAATTCGACATACTTAACAGTGTCAAGCGGGTGCCTGTGATTCGGAGCAGTAATGGCCATCTTGCGAGGTACGTGCCCTTCGGTCACCGCGAGCTCACTGGCGAATTGAGCTTTGAGTTTGAAGCTAAGACGGAGATCGACACGCTTCTGGCTGACACGGAGTTCACGCTAGAGTTTGGGCTTGGCGGCACGTGCAAAGCTACGTTCAGTTACTGCAAGTGGGCTGATGTCACACACTCAAAGTGGCTGGAGGATCTGATCTGCTGCAAGGCCAAATTCATCGCCCGGGGCCCTGTGGCCATCGCGAGCAGCTAGGAGGTGAGCAGGATGGACCGAAAAATCTTAATTGCGAGTGCGTTGGTTGTGGCTTTCTTCTTGGGCGTGACTGTCACGTTCGGGTTGATGAGCTACAGCCGGAGAATCGAAAGCGAGGCAGAACTGAAGGGTGTCGGCATTAGCATCTACGCCTATGCCAACAAGTCCAGCCCCGTTTCAGCGATCAAGTGGGGCCTTATGGAGCCAGGTGAGAGCAGAGTGTTTGATTGCTTTGTCTTCAACGAGGGCAATAGTCCGCTGACGTTGAGTATGGTAGTTGAGAACTGGGTTCCGGAGAATGCTTCGGGCCAGATGTCGCTCACGTGGACGTATGCAGGCGAGCAGCTAGACGTCAGGGGCTATATTCCTGTGGTCTTCGTCTTGACGTTGAACCCGAGCATCAGTGGTTTGGACTCGTTTGGCTTCACAATCGTAGTCACGGGGAGTGGGTGAGCATGGCGAAACTGTGCGCTATCTGCTTGGAGATTCGGATGCGGTTAGCGAAGCTGCCACCGTGGAAACAACAGATCTTCCTGGACGATTTGCGGGTTGCGGTTATGAATCGGTTGAAGGTTCTGGAGGCTGCATAAATGAAAACCGTGAAGGTTGAGGTTGACGATCGTTTCGGTGAGGAGTTCCGTGGTCTGTACGAGATCAGGCAGGTTAGCCAGGGCGAGTACGAGGATACAATGCTGAAGTTTATGGATGTTGCGGGCCACATTTCGCGTGCGAATCTACTGCGCATTAACCGGAGCGTGCTGTGGACTAGTATTGTTGCTCAACCGTCAGCTAATCCTCTGTCGTTGGATCGTGTCTTGAGGGGGGATATTCCGCATGGGTTGGCTGCCAAACTACAGGATGCGTACGACAAGGTGAACGGCCTTCAGCCTGATGAACAACGTTTTTTATCCTCGCAATCAGACGAAACCAGCCCGACCCCAGAATCACCAAGTTCGCCTTATGCAAAGAGTTCGGATGGACCCCGAACCAGTACCGGCGAACTGACAGAAAAAGCATCCAGGAGTTCATAACGATCCTGAATATGATGCACGAGATGGCTGAGGAGGAAAAGCGGAGAGCTGAATTGGAGGCGAAAAGGCGTGGCCGTTGAAGTATCCTGCGATGTGGAAGGCGCTGACGAGTTTGCGGCTGCAATGCAGCACTTCGATGCAGCCATGCAAAACCAAGTCCACCGTTTTCTGACGTCGTGGGCGGCTGATGTCAAGGCTTCAGCGATGCAGAAGGTGCGAGTGGTTACAGGGCACTTGCGGAGCACGATTTACGCCACGATCAGGGATTGGGTAGCGCAGATAGGAGCTGATGCCACTTATGCCCTGTTTGTGGAACTTGGCACGAAGCACATGCTGGCGAGACCTTACTTGTACCCGGCAATTCAGGAGCATCTTCCCATGCTTGAATTCAACATCATCGGGGCCATCGAACAAGCGAAGACGGAGGCTGGCCTATGAAAGACCTAACTATTACCGTGGAAATCGATGGTAGACTGTCTATTTTGCTTATTCGTTTGGCAAGGGCTACTTGGTACCTTTGGTTTCCATGGCGAAAGAGCATTCTCTCTTGGCTACGGCGGAATGCAATCCATCTTTGCCGTATTCGTGTCGCTAATGGGAGGTGGCATTGGGCTTGAGTTTGCGAGAGATTGCGGTGACGATCCGCGCAGTCAACAGGGCTAGCAATGAGTTTGCGCGCATACAGACTGATGCTGAAAGCCTAGCCACTCGTGTGAAGAGTCTCGGTTCGGCTCTCGCTGGCCTTGGTGCTACTGGTACGGCAGTGGGCATGATTGCTCACCAGTTTGGGCTTTTGAATGATGCTCAATCTCGCACATTCAACTCTGCGATGATGGTGGTGAGCGTTATGGGCATGTTCATGCGCACGAGCCTAGGCGCGGCCATTGCTCAGAAGGTGTATGCTGCAGCGTGTGCCTTCGCTACTGCAGTCCAGAATGCCTTGAACATATCTTATGGTACGTTTCTGGCCCTTACAGGTGTGGGGATTGCTGTGATCATAGCTGCTGCGGCTGCTATGTGGTCCTTCGCAAATAGCATGAATGCTGCAACATCAAGCGTGCAGAACTTCAACGAGGCAACCGGGGTGATGACGTCGAAGGGGCGGAGCATCCAGAGATCCGGCGACTTGGGCTTGTACAGTCAAGGGGTCGAAGTGCCATAAGCGTATCTGAGCCTACGATGGCCATTGTTTTGGGTTCTGTGGCGCCTCCTCAGGGCGACGTCGTCAAGGCAGTCATTACGCTTGGATGCACGAAAGAGGTTAGCACGTTTGAGTTGTGGCTGCAGAATTGGGACAAGAAGTACAGTCCCAGCGGGACCTATCCGCTCGTGGAGGGCTCAGACGGTAGCATAAGCATGGGCCGTGGCGCCAATTGCCCACTTTTGATAACGCTTCGAATGGAGAAAGTGACCTATCCGTCCACGCCGACTGAGCACTATGCCTATGTTGCCGGCAGGTGTTGGGGCGAGAAGCTGTTCCGTGAGAGAGTAACCAAGACCTATCTCAGCAAGAAGGGCGAGTACATCGTCAAGAACGTGATCGACAACTACGTTGGCCTGAGCCATACTCGCGATAGTACGGAGCTGATCGAGGATACGGACACGACCTATGTCAAGTTGGAATACGTTGACACGCCCGTGATGGACATTTTGCAGTATATCGCTTCGACAGCTGACAAAAGCGGCGTAATCGGGTTTGATTTCCGTGTGGCGCCAGATGGCAAGTTTGAGTTCTTCGCGGTTAACAGTAAGACGAGCTCAGTGAGCTTGACGGATGCGATTGAAGGTAGCGATTACGGGAAGGACATCTTTCGGAAAAAGACCAAGATAACGATCTACGGAGCGGCTGACAAGCCAAACGATTCTAGCCGGGACTGGGGCACGGACATGGCCACGCCTCATAAAGGCAGCGAAGTTGACCAGATCAGCGCAGCGGGCCAGAAAAACCTCTACGTCGCATCAACTACTAGCTTCACGGTGGGCGACAAGATCGCCATTATGAGCTCGCCCTTGTACGAGACGAACGAGGTTGCCAGCATAGTTGCGGGCGACTATCTCGTCATGGTCAACAATCTGGCGAACACTTACGGTGTGGCCTCCGGCGTTTTCGTGACTGATGGCTGGTGCCCGCAGAACAGCACGATCTCAGCTGAGAGCACGATTAAGGTAGTCGGCAGCTACAGCGTGAAGGTTGTGGGGCCAGGCGGTTCAGGTTGGACGGCTGCTTTGTATTTCAACGGCACGAAGGTTAGTGCGGAGCTCTACCCTGAGATTCGGGTCAAGCTATACACTACCGTGGCCTCGGGTGGCTACGTGCGTTTGTGGGATTCAGCGTGGAAGACTGCGGTCGTGCCCTTCACCCAGATTGACGCTGATTCGAAGTTTCACCTTCAGAAGATCAAGGCAGGCAGCAAGAACGAAGAGGCTTGGACCGTTGAAAGCGGATTCGATTGGACGCAGGTTCAGATCACGGAGATAGGCCTCAATGACGCTAACGCCACGTTCTACATCGACGGCCTGTATTACGGTGGCAGGCAGTACAGTTACACGAAACAGGCAGTCAGCGGGGATATCCGTGAGCATGTGGACACGGACGAGGAGTTAATGAGCGACGACGAATGCCAAGCACGAGCTGAGGCCCTCTACGATTATTATAGCGTACCCGCCGAGAGCTCACCGATCCACAGTACCGTGCTCGACTATGGTACCACACCTGTGCTGCCTGGTGACAAGATCCACGTAGAGCTCCCGAATGAGAATTTATCCAAAGATTTCCGCGTCGAATCTGGCGTAAAATACAGTTTCGACAGTGCCCATGATGAGCTTGCCATAGATTTCAATGTTGGCCGTTGTCCGAGTTTGCAGGCTGACTATATGTATCGCGTGCACGCGAAGACGGATTATCTTGTGCGCCACAGTTTGGGGAGGACGAGCCCGACTTGAGCAAGCTCCTTTTGAAGCAGTTGAAGAAGTTGGGCATCGGCACTCTCGTTTGCCTAGAGTGGTATGATGCAAGCGTGGGCAAGGTAGCTCGCAATCCTGGCACGCAAATAGATATAACTGTAAGAACCTGGGGGGTGTTTCTCGGCTTTTTGGGCAACAAGAACAAGCACATCATCATTGCCCAGAACATATACAAGTACACAACAGGCGTGTACGACGTCGACTATAGCGCAGTTCCCGCGTCAGGGGCTACAGATGTAACAGTAATCATGCGGGGCTGCATAGATGGCGCTGAGGCAAAGCAGGCGTTCAACAGTTTCACGACCAGAGAGGTAGCGAGCCGCACCGTTCGCCACGTGCACTTGCATAGAGGTGAGTGAGAGATGCGTGATCCTGTAAGGCGTGCGCTCACAAGGCGCAACAACACGTACACACCGGTTGAAGAGGAGCCAGACGAGCGGCTTGTTCTAGGCGTCAAGTTTGCGATGGTTATGGTAGCTTGTCTTACGGCCTTGGAGATTGCGTATTTGGCGGTGCTGCATGCTTGGAGTAGTGAGATCTTCGCGGCGATCACGGGACTCTCGGGCAGCATTTTCGGGGTCTTTCTGGGCAAGAAGGTAGCTTAGCATGGGTAGCCCAACATCTCGCGTGTTTCTTGAGTTGAGGTCCATCAACGGACGTCTAGGCCGAATCGAGGACAAGCTTCGGTTCATAGTTGCGTTTTTGAAAGAGCCAGGGGCTCCCGGTAAGGTCGTGTATTTGGCAAGCGCATCTGAACGGACGCTTGATGCATTGAAAGGTTTGGGTAGGCCCGCAACGGCTTCAGAGGTCTCAAGAGAGACTGGCAGGAGTAGGGCTAATGAGAGCCTGCATTTGTGTCAGCTGAGGGCTCAGGGCTTAGTTATTTGCTGTCCACGCGGTCGTGAGAAGTTCTTTGAGCTGAAGGTCAAGGAGGAGCATTATGCCGAAAGGTAAGCCGTGGAATCGGAAGGACGAAAAACAACTCATAGACCTCGCTCGGGCGAAATATCCTTTGCCAGATATAGCAAAGAAACTGGGGAAGTCCAAGGAGGCAGTCCGACAAAAGATTTTGCGCCTGGGATTAGAAGTAGAACAGCCGCGCGCCAGCACGTGTTCTACTACTTCTTCGGTTAAGCTGCCTGAGGAATTGTTCAGCGTTGAAGATGCTTTGAAGATGCTGGCTGGTGCCTTGAAGAAGGCGTGTGAGCTAGGTCTTGACAAGACTGATATTTATCGTCTCCAAGTAACGGGCAATCTTGCCCGGACTTACATTGATGGGTTCGCGAAATTTGTCGACTACGCCGGAATTGAGAGGCACTTGCAGGAGCTGGATAAGAAGTTGGAGCTCTTGACAAATGCAAAGTAGAACGATGCGTCCTAACCCCATCAAAGAAATGTATCAGCGAGCAGACTGTAATACCTCGAAAGCTTTGGTTCACAGGGAAAAAAGGCTCTTGCGACTAAGCCGGCGTCCAGATGCGTTTTTCAAAGAGATCCTAGGGTTTGAGTTGTTCGATTACGAACGTGAACTGGTCGACTTGTACAAAGAGAACCAGTTCATTTGGGTGCGCTGGTCTAGGCAGATCGGCAAGAGCCACACGGTATCTGCCATTTTGCTGAAGGAGTCGTGGGAGACTCCCGACTTGTACACTGCTATTGTGGGGCCCTCGTGGCGCCAGACAAAGCTCAATATTCGGCGCATAGGCAGCTTTGCGCGGAAGCTTCTGGGATCGGATAAGGGGATCCAGAAGACTCGTGTAACCTTGCCAAACGGCAGCGTACTCGAGGCTTTTCCCAACAATCCGGACACGATCAGAGGCCCAACTTTCCACAGGATCTGGTGGGAAGAGGCGAATTTCACGCCTAACGCTGAAGATCTGTATGATGCGATCCTGTTCACCCTTGGCACGACGGATGGCAAGTTGATCGCTACGTCGACGCCTTGGAACACGGATAGTCTGTTTTGGAAGATGTGCAATCACAAGGATTTCAGCGACTTCCGGGGCAGTCACGTAGACTATAAGCGGGCGATCTGGCCGAAGGGGCCTCTGCGTCCGAATATTGTGGAGAAGATCAAGAGGCAATTCGCTAATGATCCTGCACGCTGGCGCAGGGAGATGGAGGCTGAATGGGCAGAGGATGAGGATGTTTGGCTTTCGCAGAGCCTAATCGTGGCGTGTATTGGTACTGTGAAGAATTGCAGTGAGGACCTGCAGCCGTGGAATCCAGACATCGGTTATGAAGGTGACTTGTTCGCAGGGCTTGATTTGGCTCAGGTCCGTGATTTTTGCGTTCTTTCGGTGTTTGAACGTCGGAATGATAAGCTTTTCCTACGACATCTCAAGATCTTCAGCCAACCAACGAAATATGCATCTGTTCTCGGATATCTGAAAATGCTGCAGGACCGTTGGGGAGGCTTCAGCAAGATCCGCGTGGACTTCACAAAAGAGGGGCCGAGCATCATCAGCGACATGGAAGACGCGGGCATACAGAACGCTGAAGGCGTCAACTTTAGCATTCCACGCAAGAGCGAAATGGCCAACTTGTTGAAGCAGCGCATGTCTGACGGCAGACTATACTATCCGCTGCTTACGTGGGAGAAGCCTTTCAGAGGCGACATCTGCAACGAGCTCAACGTTGAGCGGTTTGAGTTGCGGAAGGATGGCGCCCTGGCGTTCAGCCATCCGAACGGCACGCATGATGACGTGTTCTGGGCTATGGCTCTGGGCGTTTTTGCTACTGTCGATATGAAGCAGGTTGATCTGGAGGCTTTGCGGTTTGGTTAGGCGCCCTCAAGATCTTCGCTTTCAAGAGCCTCGAGTGTATGATAGGAGCCAAGGCAAGTTCCGATTTAGCATCGGTTATGAGACTACTGCGCAGTTGACGGTCCGGACGGTGGCGGTGGCTGAGGCTTTCGGTTTGGGCGTGGATGAGGCTCGGAAGTTCTCGGTTTTGGATTGTGAGATCTCGATAGGGCCCCGGGACGTCGTTTATGTTACTGGTGATAGTGGCAGCGGGAAAAGTGTCCTCTTGCGCGCGATCAAAGCCGATTTGGGAGACGAAGCGGCTGACCTTAACGAAGTAATTGTGGACCCTGATAAGCCCTTAATCGAAGCCGTTGGCACGACTGTCGAGCAGGGCCTCGAGCTGCTTAGTCGCGTCGGTTTGAATGATGCTTTTCTGTTTCTCAGGCCTTACAGGGAGCTAAGTGATGGCCAAAAGTTCAGGTATCGGATTGCGAAGTTGATCGAGTCCGGCGCTCCGTGGTGGCTTGCAGACGAGTTTTGCAGCACTCTTGATAGGGATACTGCGAAGATTGTGGCCTTTAATCTGCAGAAGGTTGCTAGGGCCTTGGGGAAAGCTGTTGTCGTGGCTACTGTGCACAGGGATCTCCTGCGGGATCTCGCGCCTGACGTGCACGTGCACAAGCGGTTTGGGAAAGAGATCTCGGTCCAGTATATTACTAATGCTCATATACCACAGTGCAGCCTGGCGCACGAGATGCAGATCAAGCCTGGTACTCGTGAGGATTGGCATTGTCTCGAAGCCTTTCACTATCGCTCGCGGAACCTTCCTCCTGCGGTTCGCAGGATCTTCAGCATGTGGCGTGGCGATGAGCTCTGTGGTGTGATCGTTTACAATTATCCTCCGGCTTCGTGCGGTGGTCGGGGCAAGGTCCTGCCAAAGATGAGTCTCCGTGAATTGAATGCGCAATTGAGCATCATCAGTCGGGTTGTCGTGCACCCGAAATACCGGACGATCGGCCTTGGCGCGCAGTTGATCAGCGAGACTCTGCCGTTAGCAGGCACGCCGTTCGTTGAGATGAGTGCGGTGATGGCGAAGTATAACCCGTTCGCTGAACGTGCAGGCATGCGGCTCGTGGCCCTGCAGCATCCCACAAGAGAGGTTGTCAAGATAGCCGATACGCTTCAGACTCTGGGCTTCGATCTGCAGCTTCTGGCCAGCCAGAAACAGGTTCTTAGTAGGCTTGAAGGCCTGAAAGCTGAAGAGGTCGCGTCCCTTAAAGGGACATTGAAACGCCATATCAATCCTCGGATAAGAAAAGAGGCTTCTCAAGTGCAGGGCATGCCCTATGGCAAGAAACTACAATATATCCGAGCGATCAACTGCGCGGATCTGGCCAAGCTTGCGAAGTTGATCGGGGTTGTGGGCGCTTTGCTGCAGGTTAAAGCATACTTGTTCTGGGAGAAAAAAATGGGGAAGATTGAACTTCAGTGAGGTCTGCTAGTTTTGGTCGTGCCTTTTAAGCCACTTGTAGATCAGCTTTGACACGAGCGACGCGGCGACATATCCTGATGCTGCAAAGAAAACGCGGTGTTCGAGCACACGTGATAGATTCATCCAAGAGGCAGTAACAGACAAGAGAAGCGCAATCGGCATGCTGAAAGCGGTCAACCACGTCCAGAACGTGCGCTTTTTGTATAGAAGGGTAATGTCTATGGGGCATGCTATGGCGAAAACAATGCAAGCCATGATCGCATTACGTGTCCATCCAAGGGGCGTGAGTGCTACTGAGAAAATCGTGGCGCCGATGAAGCCATCTGTAACCAAGAAAGCGATATCATATACCAAACCGAGGTTTATTATTCGGTTTTTGGCTCGTTCGGTCACTTTCATGTGGAAGATTGATTGCATGCCGTTCACCTTATAGCTTTTTTGCATAGTTCCCAACCATGCTTTTCGTCCATCCGTATGATGGACGTCCAGTGTCTTGCTCGGGATCTCCGCCAGTGTCTGCCCAAACGAAGAACCAACTCCAGTCGCGCCAAGCTCCAAATGATTGCCTCCACCAGTAGAAGCATAGCCAACGACCGAAATCCCATGACCAACTCCAGCCGTCAAGCATCTCAGTCTGCCATATGTCTCCAAGGAACCATTGCACAGTTCTCCCAAGTGCTGCCAAGACAACCGCCACCGCTCCCAGTACGAGACATATCACTTTGGTTATCGTAAACTCGGGGATCAGTAGAAAAAATACTATTGCGCCTATGATCGCTGCGATAACTAATTCGACAGTGCCTATGTCCTTGCCTTTCTCTATTTGCCACTGTGCAGTATGTTGATGCAGTCTCGCTGTGCCCCAGAAGTCATAGTCCACGTTTGTCTCGTTGGGCCGGATGGTGAATTTGTTGTCGTCGTGGTTGTATTTGACGAATTCGCCTGCTCCCGGTCCGCCTGGAGCTACCAGAAAGGTTATGCCATCCCAGATTTCTGTTGGAATGGTTTGCGCCTGCATTTCTGGCGCTGGAACCGGCTGCAGAATCTTGTTCAAAGGATACAAGTCCGTACTGAGGTTCCCGAGTAGGCTGCGCATGCCGGTGTGGTTTTCGTACATGGTGATGTTGAATTGTATCAGATGTTCCTCGAACACGACTACATCCTTCTGTCGCGTCACGATTTCCCAGTTATATTCAGGATGACCTGGAATGATCATGTGTGTCGTGGTTTCTGTTATTGTACTCACGCCGACGACTTGAGAATAGGTGGGTATCGCTACGTATGCGGAGAATATCAACAGTGCGCTCAATATTGCTGCTATTATGGTTGTTGTTTTGTTCATACTTTTTTGTTCCTCCTTTCTATTTCAAACTGGATTCTGCTTTAGGGATGATGGGACGGGTTTCATCGCGGGGGGCCGCTTTCTCTTGCGGTCCGTCCATCACCAATGTTTTCATACACTCGTGCTCATCGATGTCGCAAGGATGTGTGTATGACTGTGAAGACTCGCTGGATTCCGCCTTAGGGACTGCCGATCGATCGGTAACAATTACGCCCAGGTACACTACGCGCACAAACTCATAGCATGTAACGATCTGGTTTGGCTCCCAAGGCCCCACATTCGCTATCCACCAACTTTTGAAAAGCCTGCGGGACTCGAACCCTTCCCTCAAAACGTCTTCGCCACTTATGACGCCCAAGCGCTCGCGCCATTTTCTCGTTATGCGAACGTAGCCCTTGGACGAGCCGAAACGGCGATCTGTCAGAGGGTAGGCATTGCCCACCTTCCATTCCCGCAGTTGTTTCGTTCTGCGGGTCTGCGTTTTCTTCCCCTGCAGAATCAGTTTTAGCATGTCAGCTTTGAATATCATCCTTTATCTTCTCCGGTTTTCTCGCCTTCAGGTGTGAACCGGGTAGGTGCCCGTCCTCATTCCGTTCAGTCTGCTTATCCGTCTGCTTGCAGTCTGGTCGAAACAAAGGATTCATCCTTGAAGGTTTCGAGCAGGCTATATTGTTGCGTCATCTATTATTAAATCAGCAATACAAGAATGGGGTATTGTATGACCAAAGCATATAAGGTTTGCCATAGTAAGGCAATTGCGGTTAAAGTCTAAAAGCGTAAGGGGGGATATGATGGACATGGAGAATATGCCCAAACAGAAAGTCACAATCACAGTTGAGAAGAGTTTTGTCGATTGGGCCGATAAGCAAGTCGCGAATTACAGGTTTCGCAATAGGAGCCACGCTTTTGAGTATGCTCTCGCCAAGTTGATAGAGAGTGAGAAGAAACAAGATGAAAAACGTGGTTAGGTCATTCCTTGCTTTTCTGGGATTCCCAAACGCCTTCAGCAAAAACTATACCTGCAGCAACTGTGGCCATTCTTTCCCGAAAGACGAAACCAAAACTTCAGGATCGCTTAGTTATCCGTCCGGTATACATGTTCACTGCCCAAAATGCGCAACGATCATAGATCAGCATCTCAAACCGAAGAACTAGATTCTTTCGTCCTTCCAGAAAAAAAGGGGGGATTTTGGAGATATCGCCACTGGGTAGGGTAATGAATATTACTAAAAAAGATGCGATTTCGCGCAACATAGCTGTATGGATTTTGACATGAAAGTGCTAGGAAAAGAGAGAGCCTACGGAAAGAACCTCTGTCATCTATGGCGGGCCCGCCGGGGTCCATACCCAAAAGGGGGCGGAACCAATGCATGAAAACTCCGAGTACAAGAAAAGGGAGCTTCTCAGACGCTTTTGTGCCACAAGTGAGTCGAGGGCGCGCGCGAACAAACTTTATTACTGCCTGTTCAAATCATTAAGTAATAGGGGAGTATCGAGGTGAAGACATTTCAAAAATTACTGGCGCTCTCTCTTCTCATTATCATCGCGTTGAACGCGTTGGCAATTGCGAACATAGCTGCGCATTCAGCTTCTCAGAATCAATCCAAACCAAATACTGACGAGAACTCTGCAGATACAGAAGCACTGGGGCATCGAGAACCAGAAAAGACTAACGCCTCACTAGAAAGGCGGCTCAGTTTAGGGCCAAACCGTTGGGGTCTCAAAACCAAGTCAGACTGGGAGAAGTCAACCAGAATCCAAGGCAACATGGCAGAAATAGTGATCGGCATGAATGCCCATGAAAGCAGCTATTCCAGAGTCAAGAGCATAGTTGCGAATTTTGCCGGCAAAATCAAAGACGAGATCTCTATCGCCAGCAACGTAAAGGCTTTTGTTGCGATTGTTCCCTTTGAGCTTGCGTCACTAGTCGCCGACAGTCTCATCGCAGCAAAAGCATGCCGGTATGTGGAACCCAACTGGAAGATTGAAACCGACTTCACACCCAACGATCCCAACTGGGAACAACAGTGGGGTCCAAAGAAGATACAGGCAGACTACGCATGGAACACCACAGTGGGATCACACTCGGTGCTGATCGCCATAATCGACACAGGCATAGACTACACGCATCCCGATCTGGCTGCGAACTACGTTCCGTTAGGGTATGACTGGGTTAACGACGACGACGAACCCATGGATGATCATGGACACGGAACCCACTGTGCGGGAATCGCTGCAGGCGTAACCAACAACGCCGAAGGAATCGCGGGAATAGCCCAAGTCGGAATAATGACTGAAAAATGCCTGAACGAAAACGGCCAGGGATATGCAGAAGACTTGGCTAAAGGCATAATTCACGCGGTTGATCAAGGCGCTGACATTCTCAGCAACAGTTGGGGTAGTGATGCGCCGAGTTCGCTCATTGAAGACGCCATTGAATACGCCTCCAGCAATGGGGTCTTGGTCTGCGCTTCTGCGGGAAACAGCGGCACAGACGCATTGCATTATCCTTCAAGTTATGATGACGTTGTGGCAGTAACGGCCACGGACAGCAACGACTCACCCGCTTTCTTCACGTCATTCGGCGACTGGGTCGAGGTTGCTGCGCCCGGCGTCTCAATATTGTCCGCTATCCCTGGTGGTTACGGCTCTAAAAGCGGAACTTCCATGTCCTGTCCGCACGTGGCAGGTGTCGCTGCCCTCATCCTAAGTCTCCATTCGAACCTATCGAATGTTCAGTTGCGCCAAGCCCTCCGCTACGCCAGTGATGATCTTGGCGAGAAGGGTTTCGACGAATACTACGGCTATGGGAGAATTAACGCGAGGAAGGGCGTTGAAGAATTACCCCTAGGGTGCGATCTAACTCTGTGGAATTGGACCAAGCCGCCATACGTAGAACCGAACGACCTCGGAGAATTCAGTGCGACCGTGTACAATTACGGAACTGCACCAGTCAACAACGTGGTCGTTCAATTAACGGCGAACGAGACTTTGATCGATCAGTACACGATTGCTAACATGACAAGCGACACGTTCGCCACTGCAACTTTGGATTGGACTCCGCAGATACAAGGCACCTACAACATAACCGTCTTCGTAGTCCCCTCTGAGGGCGAAACCAACACGAGGTTCAACGCAGCTTCAGCTTACGTAGATGTGGCTTTCGCCAAGAAAATCGTCGTTGTTGATTCGGGTGGAACAGCGTATTCGTACACGATCACTGAGGTTTGGAATAGACTGAATCGAGAATGGCGGCACTTCGGAGACCAGATGATATACATAGATTACGTCAGCCTAGCCAAGTACAGCATCTCTTACGAGGACATCGTAGCCTCTGACGCTGACGTCCTCTTGATTTCGAGCGCAGACTTCCGAGAGTACACGGACGAAGAAATCGATGCAATATCACGATACAGTTACAACGGACACGGCTTGATGGCAACCTTTCTGCTCGATAATCCTTCGAACTCACCCAACAACCGAAAACTCATGCCACTTTTCGGGTTGGCTTCCTCCACAAATCTGACAGTGAGTTACATGCCCGGGATTCTCAGTGTTCTCGATCCGACGCATCCATTGTTCGCCCACGTTCCTACATCGCTGAACCTGACCGATTTTATGGGAGCCGCTCCGTCGGATAGGCAATGGGACATGAGTGAACTGCAAGGAGGAACCTATCTTGCTCTAGAAAGCAGTGGAAACTCCAGCATAGCGTCCTACAGAGGTTCGGTTTACATATCGCCCAATCTTGAACGTACTGCAGAAGCCGGAGCCGTTCCTCTACCCGAAGATACCCACATGCAACTTCTCTACAACGCCATGACGTGGGCTCAGTTCATCAGACCGGAACACGAACTCATCACCACGGTAGAATCGCCCGGGTTCGTCATGCCTAACGAGCAGACCAGAATAAACCTCACGGTCACGAACATCGGCTCGACCGATGAGTTCAACGTGATGCTTCAACTATTCATTAACAGCAGCAACGTCTATTCGTATCAGATACCGAGTATAGCGCATAACTCAAGCTACACTCTTGCCTATCCTTGGCGTCCATCCCAAGTGGGAGACTACAACGTAACTGCTTATGTTGTTCCTGTTTCGGGCGAGGATAACGCTTGGAACAACGAAGCCGCAACTTGGATTAAGGTTGCCGTTCCTCCAGACATTTTGATCGTCGCGGACAATGATGAGTACGAAAACGTTGAGTACAACGAGAGAACAAGCCTTCCCGAGTTCAAGACAGCCTTGGACGCTCTTGGAAAGGAGTATTACGTTTGGGAAGAGAAGCTCAAAGGGCCACCCTCAGTAGATTTCATGAAGCAGTTTAAGCTTATTTTTTGGACGTGTGGAGAGGCAGCAGATTGGACCCAGATAACCATCAGCGACTGCTCAAAGATCATTTCCTATGTGAAACAAGGCGGCAAGATCATGTTGGATGGAAGCTGGATAAGCCAGACCCACGCCGGCTACGTAGACTTCACGCGTTATGTGACTCATGCCAGCTACTACGGTATGACGTGGCCTTGGCTGAACGGAACCGATGGCATAACAGTCACTGCGAAGGGCAACCTTGTGGCGTGGGGTCTGCCCGAGGAAATGCGGTGGGAGCCAGACCGCAACAATGCGCACGGTCGCGAACTTCCCTTGATAGCCACGGCAGTGCAGCCCGCGTATGGAGGCATTGGCATCTTCGGCTACTTGGACAATCCAGAACCGCTGCAGTTGGAAGGGCATTATCCACTTCCTTTTGTGATAGGTTGGCAAGCCGCCGCGATTTCGGAAGACAACGGCGAAGGCACAACGATCTACTTTCCGTTTGCTTTCTTCGCACTTCCAGCGTCTGTGAGAAACAGGATCATAAAGAACTCCCTGAATTGGCTATTCCCAGAACAACATGAACTGACAGTGACTCTGAGCACAATCAAAGAGAACGTCACTGAGGCTCACCGTCCAGTTTGCGTCAATGTCACGGTGGGCAACTGGGGTGTGAGCAGTGAAGCCAACGTTGAAGCCGAAGTCCGGATCAACGGAGTTCTTGTAGATTCCCACGTTGTTGCGTCAATTGCATCGCGTTCCAGCTACACTTGCAGTTATCTGTGGACACCTGAAAGCACAGGCGCGTACATCATAGCAGCCAACGTTTTTCCAGTCGAGGGAGAAAGCATTGTCGACGACAACGTGATCAGCCGTGTCGTGACCGTTAGACGCCTCGTAGTTGCGTTGGTTTCGGATCAGAAGCAACTGGAACCTCTGGAACTCATCTTAGCTTCCATGGGAATCGGATCTCACGCTTACTCCTTCAACAAATACCTTGGCTACGCCAAATCCTTGAGTACCCTCAGCAGCTACCGAGTCGTGGTTTTTGACAAAACAGCTCGAAAGCTGACTCTACAGGAGTACAATGCTTTTAGGGCTTACTTGGAGAATAGCGGAAATCTCCTGGCAACTGGGGAGGCTCTAGTATACGAAACAGGCAAGATCGACACTTACATGACTGACATCGTCAACGCTGTCTGCCACGGCATAAAAGTGATACGGGACAGAACCATCTATGTGACTGATGATGTTCACCCAGTGATGGATGGTCCGTATGGAACCTTCCCAGTGGGGTACACCACGCTAGTTCCTGAAGCTTTCTGCGAGAATGCCACGGCTAACTTGACACGGCAAGCCGTGACCGTTGCTAAGTGGATTTCTGCGTCGTTCTCAGCAGACAAGATCATAGCTACGAGCCTGAATCCTGGGAGGGTTGCGTACTGGAATGGCTACGGACACGTGGACTGGATCGAGAGTGCTGACTGCCAAGCTATGTTCAAGAACATGATCACTTGGTTGGAGCTTGGGGAGTTTCACGATTTGGAAGTCTCGATAACGTTGCCTGAACTAGTCGAACCCAATCAGAGCGTGACGGTGAAGGCGGAAACCCATAACGTGGGATACCATGACGAGAGCGGTATCGAGTTTCACCTGTTGATCAATGGGTCTGAGGTTCTACTAATCCCGCTTCCCGCGTTAGCGAAGAGAAGCGTTTACACGTTGGAGTATGAGTGGACACCATCGGCTGTGGGAACCTACAATCTCACTGCTTACGCTTCTTCAGTGTCGCAGGAGATCAACGAAACCAACAATGCTTATTCCGTATTGGTTGAGGTGCGCCGTTGGCCTGTTGTCTCTTTGGCTGTGCCTCTGGACTTGCAGGTGGATCAGGTTTTCACTGTCAACGTGACGGTTTCAGAGGTCATCAACCTGACAGAATGGGAATTGGAGCTTTTCTACAGGAACTATGTTTTGAACGGTACCTTTGTCGCCGAGGGGTCATTCCTGAATTCCTTTGGAGGCACAGTTTTCCAGGTGTCCTATTTCAACGACGCCTACAACACAACCCACGGGCGAGTGAGGCTTTCGTGCTCTTTGGCGAATCAGTCACAAGGAGCCAGCGGGTCTGGAATATTTGCGGCTCTCGTTTTCAGGGCAAGAGCCACGGGGACCTGCAACCTGATACTGCAATCTACACGATTGACCACTACAACGTCGCCCGTGCATCCTCATCATCGAATAAGCGCATCAATGACTGTTGGTTTGTTCGCTGACCTCAACAATGATGGTGTGGTGGACATTATGGACGTGGTTATCGTGAGCGGCGTTTACGGCAAGAAACTGGGTGAGGAAGGGTGGAATCCACAGGCAGACGTGGCTCCAGACGACCTCATAAATATCTTGGATGTCGTGAAGATCACGGCAAACTACGGAGACAGAAAAACACCCTAGCGCTCGGGGTTCACGCGCGCTACCGTATTGGTGGGGCTGCCCGTCCCCATACCCAAAAGGGTTCAAAACCTGACATTCAAAAATGCCTTCAATGCCAGTTCACATCGAATACCTTAGTAAAGCTCTTTTAAGAAGTTCAGTAAGCATCAGAAAAACAGGACTGGGATTGCTTAGCTGATTTCGCTGGTTCTTGTAAGAGCTATTTCGTTCTCCAGATATTTCTGATCGCTCATCTTCTTGATCTTCAGAAATCTCTCTGAGCCTTTCTCCGTTTCTTTCTCGTGAATGTTGATTTCTCCGTCGAAAAGGTCAAGAATTGCCCGAGCATCTTGTGAAGAGTGCATCTCAGGATCCATCATTGCCATTGTTGTGAAACCTTCTGATTTCAGTTTCGTCATGAGCGCAGTTAGCCATCTTCTGGTTTCAACCGCGTGATGCTGCAGCAGAACATCTGAAACTAGACCTATACAGATTCTTCTTGGATCTTTCAGCGCAGGGTCAAGTTGCCGGATCGCTGAAGTCAAAGCGATGCTAATGTCAGTGAGATTTTCCACTCCTTTCAACGTGTGCACGTTGGGCGAGCTTTTGATGATTGCGTCTGCCTCAGGGTTGCAGACGAAAAGCTGCAAGTTTGCCATGGATTCTTCTGCAAGAGCCTTTGCTGCACTGGCATCAATGGTAACATGGAACGTAACTTCACCTTTCTTTGCTCCTACCTCAAGAAAACTCTTGACCAGCATGTCTCTCTCGTCGCAGGAAGGTGAAGTCAGGACTACTGCATAATTCGGAGGTATACCACCATGCAGCAGCTTGTCAAGATCTGCATATCCCGAGGAGACGTGATCTGTGGGCTTGGGCTTCGAAACCACTTTGCCTGTTTCTATGAAAGCTATTCTTGCTTCTACTTTTTCAATGTCTTTCTTGGCTCCCATTTTCCGGAATATTTCCATTGCTTGGCTGAGCAGGTCGCGTATCCTTTCTTGGTCTCCTTTTTGGTTGCGCTCAATAAGGGCCCGAGCATATTCCAACAAGACCAGTCTGGCAAGTGCGTAGACGTTCCACCGCCTCGCGCCTAAATCTTCAAATTCCTTAAGACTTCTTTCAAAAAGCTTCACCGATTCGTCCCATTTCTTCTGCGCACGGAAAAGGATTGCTTGCAGCGCATCTTTGTCGGCGAGACGTTGCTTGTCTTTGGTTTCTAGAGCAAGCTTTTCCAGATTCTCAAGCAGGGTGCCTGCTTTTCTGATTTCCCCGAGTTCAACGTAGGTTCGAATGAGCTGCTCGTAAGTGCCCATTTGCTCGGGTTTGTCTCCTGATTTCTCTTGTATTTCCTTAGCTTTTTCATGGAGCTCTCTTGCCTTGACATATTCTCCTTTATCGAAGTAGAGTGCGGCAAGACTTCCATAGCTCATGGCGATTCTAGGGGAACGATTCAACGTTTTCGCAATTGCCATAGCTTCTTCATAGCATTGTTGGCTCTTGTCCCATTCTCCCGTTACCTGATAACCGAGTCCAAGAGCGGATATGGAATAATGAAGGTCGGTTAACGAGCCTGTTTTCCTGTTCAGAGCTACCGCTTCTTCCACTAGTGGGAATGCCTTGTCAACGTGTCCCATGCTACCGTACATATACGCGAGAGTGTTCCCGATCCAGCATATCCAACGAATGCACCCCGCCTTCTTTGCGAGTTCGTATCCCTTCTCGGCATACTCCGTGCTTTTCTCGCTCAGCTCTGCTGTGAGTGTTGCGGCAAGATTATTGTATATACGCATCGCAGTTTCAACGTAGCCGTTGTCGAGCGCTATTTTGAGAGCACTTTCCAAGCATCCAACGGCTTCCTCTACTTTCCCCGTAACACCAAGTCCCAGCGCCAAGTTGGTGTAGGACTCTGCCATAACGTCAGCTGCGTTCAGTTTCTTCGAAAGCTCAAGCGCTTTCTCAGCCCAAGAAATAGTGCCAGCATGATCTCCCACGTGCCAAAGAGCCTGTGCCCTTATTGAGTACGCTCGTGCCAGCTCCGAGCTTTCAGGCATTTCCTCCAGAATTCTCACGGCTACTTCAAGATGCTCCAAGGCCTTCTCCGTAGCGCCCAAATCGTGCCAAATGATTGCTGCCATTTTGCAGTGCAGCCTTGCCGCGTTTTCTTTTTCGGAAAGCCTAAGTGACAGGAGCAGTGCCTCATTCCAAAGCTTAAGAGAGTCATTATACTCTCCAACGGTGCTTTTGACGTCTCCGAGTTTCCCTAGTACCTGAGCTTTTTCCTGGAGCCTTTCTTCGTCTTCTTCCAGGAGCTTGAGCGCAGACTGAAAGTAGGAAATGGCTTCACTGTTGGCGTGAATCTTCATCGCTTTGTCCCCCGCCTTCAGGAAATAGTCAAGCGCCTTTTCTTTGTCTCTGCTCTCAAGAAAGTGAGAAGCGAGTTCACCGAGATGTTCATCAATAGTCTTTGCGTAGACTTTTTCCAAAGCGCTTCCCACGACTCCATGAAGCTTCTTTCGCTTCAAGAGACTGACTTCCTCATAGACGACATCTCTGACTAATATGTCAGCAAAAGAACAGACTCCTTCTCCGCGAACCTCCCTTTCTTTGATCAACCCGGTTTTGAGCATTCTATCCATCAATTCAAGCAATTCGTTCTCTTCAATGCCTGTGAGTGCAGACATTGCTTCCAAAGTGAAATCGTTTCCGACGAAGGAAGCCAAAGTTAGAACATTCTGGCATTCATCGTCCAGCCTACTAAATCTCGCTTTCACAACATTCCTCACACTTTCCGGAAACTCGATCTTCGAGACCTCTTTGAACGCCCACTTGTTACCTTCTCGGTAGATGACGCCCTCTTCCTTCAGAGACTTAACAACTTCCTCCGCAAAGAACGGGTTACCCTTTGTCTTTTCATACACCAATCCACAGAACTCTGGTGGAACATCATCCTGGGCCAACATCTGCTTAAT